AATGAATATGTTTTAACAACTAATGATGTTGAAGAATTTTCCCCAAACGAAATTAAAGGTAGTTTTAATGACTACGAAGACCAAGATGAAATGATGTAATATATTAATTATTTAATAAAAATCTCTATATATTTTTACTTACCTTATTGACTACTATTTTTATTTAACTTATACTTTCTATTATAAACTTTTAAAAAATATACAAACAATGGCGACAAACAATTCCTTTGATGCGGTTTTGGCTCAGTATGAGAGTTCAAAACAAAGTGGTTCTTCTTCCACTTCAAAATTTACACAAGAAGAAAGAATGAAAAAGTATTTCGCAGCAATCCTTAAGGATACCGAAAAACAAGGTCAGAGAATAATCCGTATTTTACCTACAACAGATGGGTCATCACCTTTTAAAGANGTNTGGTTCCACGAAATTAATGTTGATGGTAAATGGCAAAAGTTCTATGATCCNGGAAAAAATGACAACGAACGTTCACCTTTAAATGAGGTNTATGAAGAGTTGATTTCAACAGGTCGTGAATCCGACAAACAATTAGCAACACAATACAAATCACGTAAGTTTTATATTGTTAAAGTAATTGACCGTGATCACGAAGATGATGGTGTTAAATTTTGGAGATTTAAACACAATTACAAACAAGAAGGAATTCTTGATAAAATCATTCCAATTTGGAAAGCAAAAGGTGATGTTACTGACTCTGATAATGGTCGTGACTTAATCCTTGAACTTGCAAAGGCAAAAACTCCAAAAGGGGCAACATATACGGTTATTCAAACCGTTATGTACGACGATCCGGCACCAACACATGAAGACGCGAAACAGTCATCAACGTGGATCAATGATGAGTTGACTTGGGAGGACGTATACTCTAAAAAACCTGTAGAATACCTTGAGTCTATTGCTAGAGGAGAAACCCCAAGATGGGATTCAGATGCTGGAAAATACATGTATTCTAATAATGAGGTTTCAGAAGTTTCATTAGGAGGTTCAAAATCTATTAATGAAGTGGTAGACCCTCAATTAAATTCAGAGGTAGACGAAGAACTACCTTTCTAAAAATCAAAACGTAGACACTTGGGTAACTGAGTGTCTATATTTTTTAATATCAAAAAAAAATGGACAAAATATCAGAAAAAATGTATGAGGCATTATCCTTAAAATATCGGTCTGAAATGGCTGAGGCGGAAGCCACTTTATTAGTTTATTTTACAAATTCTGTTGGAATTGGTGAACATCCACAACACATTGAAGAGATGGATAAGATGGTTGAAAAAATGGTAAACGCTACCGATAAATTAAATTCATTAGAAACGTTTCGTAAATATAATTTTTAAAACATGGCAATAAGAAAAAGAGAAATATCTTTAGAAGATATTAAAGGAAAATTCTCAACAAAAACAAAGTATAAAACAGAAAGTTTTTATAATATTGGGGAAGCTTTTTTAGAGTCATGTGGATTACCGGGGCCTATTATGGGAGGTATTAATATGTTCTTAGGGCATTCAAATACATCAAAAACAACCGCAATGATTCTTGCGGCAGCTGATGCTCAAAAAAAAGGTCATTTACCTGTTCTTATTATTACTGAGAAAAAATGGTCTTGGGAACATGCAATTGAATTAGGGTTACAGGCAGAGAAAAACGAATTTGGTGAGTATGATGGTATGTTTATTTTTAACGATTCATTTGATGTAATTGAACAAGCGACTGAGTTTATTAATGAAATACTTGATTCCCAAGAAAAGGGAGATATACCTTATAACTTATTGTTTTTATGGGATAGTATTGGTAGTGTACCTTGTCAGATGACTTTTGATGGAAAAGGTGGTGGGATGCACAATGCAAAAGTGTTAGCGGATAAGATCGGGATGGGAATTCATTCAAGAATCTCAAAATCTAAAAAAGAAGATTATCCTTATTATAACACTCTTGTAATTTTAAATCAACCATGGGTATTACTTCCTGATAATCCATTTGGACAACCTGAAATAAAGGCTAAGGGTGGTGAGGCAATATGGTTAGCGTCTTCATTAGTCTTCTTATTTGGCAATCAGAAAAAGGCCGGTATTAGTCACATTGATGCTACTAAGAATGGTAGAAAAGTGTCATTTGCAATTAGAACTAAGATTTCTATATTAAAGAATCATGTTAATGGTCTTGGGTATAAAGATGGTAAGATCATTGCAGTACCACAAGGTTATATTGCGGACACAAAAGAATCTTTGGATAACTATAAAAAAGAATATTCAGATTATTGGGAAACAAAATTAGGGTATTCAGATTATTCTTTAGCTGAATCTGATGATGACTCTGACGAGTAAAAAAAGTATTTTCAAACGACTTAAAAAATTTAAATGTTCAAAACATTAATTGTTGATGGTAACAATTTATTAAAAATAGGATTTCACGGAGTTAAGGATTTTTATAATAATGGGAAACACATTGGTGGGACTTGGCATTTCCTTAACACAATTCGTAAATTCTTAGAAGAAACCAATTATAACAAAGTTATGGTTTTTTGGGATAGTAAAGAAAGTTCAACACAGAGAAGAACCTTATATCCAAAATACAAACTAAATCGTAATCCTTCTGAAAATGAAGTTAAGGATGATTCTTTTAATTATCAAAAACAGAGAGTTAAACAATATTTAGAAGAGATGTTTGTAAGACAATTAGAAACAGAAAGTTCTGAAGCTGATGATCTTATTGCTTATTACTGTAAAGTCTCTTTAGACGAAGAAAAAACCATATTCTCAAGTGATAGAGATCTAACTCAATTAATATCTAATAAAGTTTCAATTTATTCACCACAAACAAAGAGATATTATAAGTTTGGCGATAAAATAAAATTGAAAGAATATGAATTTCCACATCATAATGTAAAAACTGTAAAAATATTAACAGGGGATAGTTCTGATAATATTGATGGTATATTTTATCTTGGTGAGAAAACTTTAGTTAAGTTTTTTCCTGAGATACTTGATTCAGAAGTTTCTTTTACCGATATTTTAACAAGAGGTAAAGAATTACTGAAAGAAAATAAAGATGTGGTTGTTTTACAAAATTTACTAAGTGGAAAAACAAAAGATGGTATATTTGGAGATGAGTTTTTTGTTATAAATGAAAAAATTGTTGACTTAGATTCCCCTTTAATATCTAACGAAGTAAAAGAATTGGTTGAAATGTACAAATCCGAATCGATGGATCCCGATGGAAGAGGACATAGAAATCTAATAAGAATGATGATGGAGGATGGGTTTTTTAAATACTTACCAAAAGGAGATGATAATTGGGTAAATTTCTTAAAACCATTTTTAAAACTATCAAGAAAAGAAAAAACAAAATTTAGAAATAAAAAGTAAAAAAAGTAAAATTATGAGAGATCAAGATGTGACAAAAGTAGAGTTTTTATTAATGTGTAATGATAATATTGTTGTACAAAGATTTTTTAATGTGAAAGGTTTTAATAAAAACGCACATAAATCAGAAGAGTTCTATGATTATATCCGTTTATTTACGGAAAGACTACAAAACAACCTAAAAATGAGGACCATTGTTTATATGTTGGATAATCAGTATGAAATTAGTGGGAATCCCGATATGTTAAATACATCAATTACTGATGGTCCCGAAAATTTTAATTTATATATTAAACTTGGGGACATGACAATTTGTCAGAGGACATTTAACGCAAAACTATACCCACCAAAGGTAAGATATACCGTAGACCTACGCCCACAACTAAAAGGGGTACTTAGTGACCTAACTGACATTTTTTCAGATAAAGATTTTAATTTTTATTACCCTGAATTTATGCAAAACTAATAGTATTTATCATTACTAACCGAAGTAAAATATATGGCGACAAACAAAAATTTTGAGTATTTGGGAAATGTTTTTCAATTACAATTATTAAATCAAATTATCTTAGATAAGGACTTTTCACATTCAATTATTGATGTAATTGAGAACAATTATTTTGAGAATAAATACTTTAAGATAATTATTCAAATGATTAGAGAGTATTATATGAAATACGATCACACACCATCATTTGAAACATTAGAACAGATTACAAAATCTGAATTACAACAAGAGATTGCATCTAAAATAGTTTTGGATACAATTAAGAAAATTAAGGAAGCTCCTATAGATGGGGTAACTTTCGTTCAGGAAAAGGCTTTAAAATTTTGTAAACAACAAGAGTTACAAAAAGTAATGGGTAAGGCTCAAAAAATCATTGATGGTGGTGAATTTGAAAATTACGATACTCTTGAAGAACTGGTTAGAGGGGCATTACAAGTTGGAGCAAAAGACACAAGTATATTAAATGTGTTTTCTAATATTGATCAAGTGTTAGAAGATGATTATAGACACCCAATTCCAATGGGAATACCTGGGATTGATAGACTATTAAAAGGTGGTTTAGCAAGAGGAGAAATTGGNGTTATTTTAGCACCAACAGGTGTAGGTAAGTCTACTATTTTAACTAAGATTGCAAATCATGCATTTAACTTGGGAAATAACGTATTACAGATCTTTTTTGAGGATAACCCAAAAGTAATCCAAAGAAAACATTACACACTTTGGACAAAGATTCATCCTGACGAATTGTCAGAAAAAAGAGATGAGGTTATTACAAAAGTTAAGGAAATTGAGGAGAGTATGCCAAATAAGTTAATTATGAAAAAATTACCGTCGGATACTGTAACAATGTTACAAATTAAAAATCAAATTAGAAAAATGATTGCTGATGGGATGAAGGTTGATATGGTATTACTTGATTATATTGATTGTGTTGTTCCTGATAAAAATTTGGGGGATGAATGGAAAAGTGAGGGATCTGTGATGAGAGGATTTGAATCGATGTGTCACGAATTAAATTTAGTTGGGTGGACTGCAACACAAGGTAATAGAAGTTCTATATCTTCTGAGGTTGTTACCACAGACCAAATGGGTGGATCAATTAAAAAGGCTCAAGTTGGTCATGTCATTATTACTGTGGCAAAAACACTACAACAAAAAGAAATGAAAATGGCAACTATTGCAATTACTAAGTCAAGAATAGGTGATGATGGTGTTGTATTTGAAAATTGTAAATTTGATAATGCGATGATAGATATTGATACCGAAAGTTCTATGACTTTCTTAGGTTTGGAAGAACATAAAGAAAAAAAACAACAAGCAAGAGTCAGAGAGTTGATGGAACAACGACAACGACAACAAAAACAAAAAGACGAAACAATCAATAATTAATTTTAAAAAAAAATGGAAAAGATATTAAAGGAAAACCCTAATAGATTTGTTATTTTCCCAATTGAACACAACGATATTTGGGAATATTATAAAATGCATCAGGCAGCGTTTTGGACGGCTGAAGAAGTAGATTTAACAAATGACATTCGTGATTGGGAAAAATTAACAGATAATGAAAAGTTCTTTGTGAAGAACGTATTATCATTTTTTGCCGCATCTGATGGAATTGTAAATGAAAATTTGGCGGAGAACTTCTATCGTGAAGTACAATATCCTGAAGCTAAATTTTTCTACGGATTTCAATTGGCAATGGAAAATATTCACTCATTAATGTATTCATTATTAATTGACACTTACATTAGTAACCCAAAAGAAAAGGATGAGTGTTTTAATGCAATTGAGAACTTACCGGCAGTTAAGAAAAAGGCAACATGGGCTCTTGATTGGATTGATAATGGATCTTTCCAAGAAAGATTGGTGGCATTCGCTGCGGTTGAAGGCATCTTCTTTTCAGGATCATTCTGTTCGATCTTTTGGATGAAATCAAGAGGAATAATGCAAGGGTTGTGTAATGCAAATACGCTTATCTTTAAAGATGAAAACTTACATTGTGATTTTGCAATTCACTTATTAAATAACCATTGTAATGAAAGACCATCTGATAAAAGAATTAAAGAAATTTTGTTATCGGCTTTAGAAATTGAAAAAGAATTCATTACCGAGTCATTACCTGTATCATTGATCGGAATGAATTCAAACTTGATGAAACAATATTTGGAGTTTGTTGTTGATGGTCTTTTAGTTAAATTTGGATGTAGTAAAGAATTTAACGTTGAACAACCATTTAAATTTATGGAACAAATAGCGGTTGAAACAAAAGGTAATTTCTTTGAATCAAGAACAATGGAATACCAAAAAGCGAAATTGAATGAAACGATTACGTTTGAAGAAGATTTTTAAATATTAAAAAATTATTATGTCACTTAAAATATCAAAACGAGATGGGGATAATGTAACGTTTAACCCACAGAAAATTTACAACCGAGTTAAAAAATCAGCAAAAGGTTTGAATGTTAATTCAGACGAGATCTTTATTAAGGTTATTACTTCAGTACCAACTGAAGGTGAAATAACAACAAAAGAATTAGATAAATTGATTTATGAGATTGCAGCGTCTTACACTGGTAGTCATCATGATTATTCAAGATTGGCTTCTTCAGTTGCAATTTCTTCATACCATAAAGAAACCAATCCAAGTTTTTCAGAAACTATGAATTTGTTATTCAGTGATGGTATTATCAATGAAAAATTGATTGAAACAATTAAAGAATATGGTGAGGACAGTATCGATGCGGTTATTAACCATGAAAATGATTATAATTTTGATTATTTTGCTTGGAGATCTTTACAAGAAATGTACTTATTAAAAAGACCTAATGGTGTTGTTGTTGAAAGACCACAACATATGTATATGAGGGTTTCATTATGGGTTACAGATAACTTTGTAGATGCGGTTGAGTACTACAAATCATTGTCAAATCAACTTATTTCTAAGGCAACACCAATTATGATTAATGCGGGTACAAAAGTACCTCAATTAGCATCTTGTGTTTTACATTACAATAATTCAGATTCAAGAAGTGGGTTGTTAAATACATTAACTGACATATCAACTTATTCTTCAGATGCTGCAGGGATTGGGTTATCAATGTCTAATATTAGAAGTAAAGAAAGTAGAATATCAACATCAGGTGGATATGCTGGTGGATTATTAAAATATCTTAAAATAGTTAACGAATCTTTACGTTTCTTTAACCAACAAGGTCGTAGACCAGGGTCAGCGGCAATTTATCTTGAACCTTGGCATAAAGATATTTTTGATTTATTGGATATTAAAAAGAATACAGGTGCTGAAGAATTAAGGGCTCGAGATTTGTTTACGGCACTTTGGATCCCCGATAATTTCATGAGAGCGGTAAAAGACAATACTGAATGGTATTTGTTCTGTCCTAATGATATTATTACTGCGGGTATCAAACCATTACAAGAGTCTTTTGGTGATGAGTATGAAGAAAATTATAATAAGGCGGTTTCTTTAGGTTTAGGTAAAAAAGTTAAAGCACAAGACATTTGGTCCAAAATTATTGAATCACAAATTGAATCTGGTATTCCTTATTTATGTTCTAAAGATAGTGCAAACAGAAAGACTAACCACCAAAACATTGGGGTGATTAAACAATCTAACCTTTGTAATGAGATTTACCAATACACAGATGAGGAAACCACCGCAATATGTACATTATCTTCAATTGTCCTTAAAAACTTCATTACAAATGGTAAATTTGATTTTCAATTGTTGTTTAGTGAAGTAAGAAAAGTAGTTAGAACTTTAAATAAAGTTGTAAATATCAATAATTACTCAACACAAAAAGGATTGAAAGGTGGTTTAGATCAACGTGCAATTGCTATCGGAACACAAGGTTTAGCTGATGTGTTCTACTTACTTGACTTAATCTTTACTGATGAAGAGGCAAAGATCTTGAACAAACAAATCTTTGAAACCATTTATTATGGGTCTATCTATGAAAGTAATCAGTTATGTATGAATGGCAAACATGAACCATACAAACACTTTAAAGGTTCACCAATGTCTAACGGAATTTTCCAATTTGATATGTGGGGGTTAGACAGTAGTCAACTTTCTGGTATGTGGGATTGGGATAAATTGAAGAAAAGCGTTATTGATTATGGAGTTTGTAATTCACTATTTACGGCACAAATGCCGGTAGCGTCTTCGGCTAAGATTACAGGATCATTTGAGATGACGGAACCTGCTCACTCAGCGTTATTTAACAGAAGAGTTGTTGGTGGTGAGATTATGATTGTTAACAAATACTTAATTTCTGACTTTGAGAAAATTGGAATATGGTCTGAAGATTTAAAAAATGAAATTATAATTAATGAGGGATCAATTCAAAACATTAATTTCAATAACTACTTAGATTCTGAAGACAAACATTATAATAAGAAAGTTAAAAGAATTGAGCATTTGATACCTAAATATAAAACAATTTGGGAGATATCACAAAAAGAACTTATCAACATGGCGGCAGACAGAGCACCATTTATTGATCAATCACAATCAATGAATATCTATATGTCAAATCCAACTTTATCTAAGATTACCTCATCACACTTCCACTCTTGGGAGAAAGGTTTGAAAACACTTTGTTATTATGTAAGAACAAAGGCAATTTCAACGGGAGCAAAACACTTAGCATTGGACATGACAAAAAGAGAACCAATTAAAAAAGTTGAAACACCTAAAGTAGACTTTTCAGATATTTCATTACCACAAAAACCTGATAGTTCAGAGTTTGAGTGTTTTGGATGTTCATCTTAGTATAGATTGTATATTACGATGGGAAATCACGGCTTAGGTCGTGATTTTTTATTTTACATGTATTTATTCAAAACACATAGATACTATATTTATTAGATATGGCGAATGGAATAACATATGGAATAAATTTTCCCTTCAGAGAATCATTTGTTGGTAGGTATTTAGATGCCTCAGACACAAGTGAAGAGGAGGTAAGAAGTAATTTAGTTCACTTATTATTAAGTAAGAAAGGAACTAGATACTTTCTTCCTGATTTTGGGTCAAGATTATATGAATATATTTTTGAACCATTAGATGGACCTACCTTTAGTGAAATTGAAAGTGAAATAAGGGATTCGGTTGGTAAATATATGCCTGGTATTCTAATAACAAGTATTAAAATTACCGACGCATCAATGGGGGATGAAAATAAGGGGACATACATTAATCAATATGGTGAAAAAGAGTTTACAGTTCCTAATATTGCACAATTAGAACACACCGCAAAAATTAAGATTGATTATAGAAATACTAATAATGCCTTTAACCCAACTGATTTTGTAATTATTAATATTTAATAGTATATGGCAAATAAAAAAATATCGTACACAACAAGAGATTTCGCAGGTATAAGATCTGAGTTGATAAACTTCACAAGAACTTATTATCCTGATTTAGTCCAAAACTTTAATGATGCTGGTGTATTCTCAGTATTATTGGATTTAAATGCTGCCGTAACGGATAACCTACAATTCCAAATTGATAGAAGTATTCAAGAAACCGTATTACAATACGCACAACAAAAATCATCAATTTATAATATTGCAAGAACATATGGTTTAAAGATCCCAGGATCAAGACCATCAGTTGCCTTAGTTGACTTTTCAATTACAGTTCCCGCTTTTGGGGATAAAGAAGATTTAAGATATTGTGGAGTATTGAGAAGAGGATCTCAATTAAACGGTGCTGGTCAACCATTTGAAACTGTTTATGATATTGATTTTTCTTCTTCTGTAAATGCGGAAGGTTCACCTAATAGATTAAAAATCCCAAACTTTGATGCTAATGGTAACATTTTAAATTATACTATTACAAAAAGAGAAGTTATTGTTAATGGGATAACAAAAGTTTTTAAAAGAGTAATTACCCCAAATGATGTTAAACCTTTCTTTGATTTATTTTTACCTGAAAAAAATGTTTTAGGCATTACTAGTGTTTTATTAAAGGATGGAACACAATACACTTCTCCACCGGCACCACAAGAATTTTTAGGTTTAAATAATAGATGGTATGAAGTGCAAGCGTTGGCTGAAGATAGAGTATTTGTGGAAGACCCAACTAAACCATCAGATCAACCTGGTATTAAAGTTGGTAAATATATTGTTACTAATAATAAATTTATAAGTGAATATACACCGGAAGGATTTACTAAATTAACGTTTGGTGGTGGAAATGTGTCTGCAGATGAACAATTAAGAGAGTTTGCTAGAGATGGTGTTGGTTTTGACCTTAACAAATATGTTAATAATTTTGCTTTAGGTAGTGCATTAAAATCAAATTCAACATTATTCATCCAATACAGAGTTGGTGGTGGTCAATCAACTAACTTGGGGGTTAATATAATCACTCAAGTTGGTACCGTTTCATTTTTTGTTAATGGACCATCAGATTCGGTAAATGCGAGTGTTGTGAACTCTTTAAGGGTAAACAATGTAACTGCGGCAATTGGAGGGGCAAACCCACCCACAACCGAAGAGGTTAGACAATATGTAACATATAACTTTGCGGCACAAAACAGAGCGGTTACAGTCAATGACTATGAATCTATAATAAGAACAATGCCATCTCAATTTGGTGCTCCGGGTAAAGTTTCAATTGTTGAAGAAAACAATAAAATAAAGGTTAAAATGTTGTCTTATGATGTTAATGGTAACTTAACTGAGATAACATCAAACGTATTAAAAAGTAATGTTGCAAATTACCTCTCTAATTATAGAATGATTAATGATTACATATCTGTGGAAACGGCAAATGTAATTGATTTGGCATTTGAAATTGATGTTGTTTTAGATGCTAGCCAAAATCAAGGATCTATTGTTTCTAAAATTATCAATATTGTTACAACATATTTTAGTCCTACTGTTCGAGGGTTAGGTCAGAATGTTTATATTTCCGAAATTAAGAGATTAATACAAAGTGAAAATGGGGTGATATCTATTTCTGAAATCAGAGCATTCAACAGAGTGGGTGGTCAATATTCTTCATCACAAACATCTCAAAAATATTTAAATAATACAACAAAACAAATCGATTTAGTTGCCGACACAATTTTTGCTGAACCAACTCAAATATATCAAATTAGGTTCCCAAACAAAGATATTAACGTGAGTGTGCTTAACTTTAAGACTATTAATTTCTCTTGATAATTTATTTTTAGTAAAAAAGAATTATTTTTTGAAAATAGGAAATAAACTATTTATCAAAAAAGAGTAAATAATGCCAAAATCATATAGAATAAGGACTACCCCTGGTAGTGACAAATCAATAAAGATTGAGTTAGAACAAGATTTTGAATTTTTGGAGATTTTATCTTTAAAGATAAATCAAGGTGACATATACTCAAGAATGTGTGCCGATTATGGTGTTATTATTGGTAGAGTTTTGGTTAATAATGGGTATGGTTTGCCAAATGCAAGAGTTTCTGTTTTTATACCTATTGAAGATGCCGATTTAGAAAACCCAATTATATCTGAATTATATCCATATAAATCAATTTCGGATGTCAATGAGGATGGTTACAGATATAATTTATTACCTAAAGAACCTTCTTATGCTGGTCACGCAGCAACTGGAACATTCCCAACAAAAAATGAAGTATTAACAGATCAATCTTACGTTGAGGTTTATGACAAGTATTATAAGTTTAGTGTAAGAACAAATGATAGTGGTGATTATATGATTTTTGGCGTACCAACAGGTACTCAAACATTATTAATGGATGTTGATTTATCTGATATTGGATGTTTTTCATTATCACCACAAGATTTAATTACCGCTGGATTAGGCGTTGAATCACAAGTTAATGGGTCAAGTTTTAAAACATCGACTAACTTAAATGAATTACCACAAATTGTTTCCTTAAATAAAATTATTGAGGTTGCTCCATTATGGGGGGAACCTGAAATTTGTTTATTAGGGATTACAAGATCGGATTTTGATTTAACGGCTAGTGCCAATATAACAATTAAACCAACATCTGTTTTCATGGGTTCATTAGTGGCCACAACAGATGATGATTCGGTTAAAGTAAGTTGTAAACCAAAAAATAATACGGGAAATTTATGTGAATTGGTTTCGGGACCTGGACAAATTCTTTCAATAAGGCAAACAATTGAGGTTGATCAATATGGAAGACCTATACTTGAGGTTCACGAATTAGAAGAAAATGGAAAAGTAATTGATTCAGATGGGGTATTTTTAATTAATGTACCAATGAATTTAAATTATATTGTTACCAATGAATTTGGGGAACAAGTTTTATCGGACGACCAAACAAAGGGTATTCCGACAAAAGGTAAATATAGATTTAAATTTAAGTGGCAAAACGAACAAGGATTACAAAACCCATTTATGAGGGGCAACTACCTTGTTCCAAATATTAAAGAGTATGGGTGGACAAACTCCACACTTGATCCGCTACAACAATCATCAACAGGAATTCAATTAACAATACAACCATTACCACAACCTCCTGTTGGAACTATTAATATTTTTTTATCAACTGGAGGTTTAGTTTTAGACAACCAAGCAAATATAAGTAGTTTTTCTGTTTTACTAAATGGTCTTCCTTATTTTGGAGATGTGACAAGTATTCCGATTAATACGGTTCCAATGATTGTGACAATTAGTCCATTGTTAATTGATGTTACGTCTGCTGGTGTTTTAGATTTTGTATTTTATCAACAAGATACGTTTGATGCCTTAAGATCATATGCCTTTAGTTTGGATTGGGATGATTATATTGATCCTCAAGAGGCAATAAATTGTGATGATACATTTTATGAGTTTAATTATAATAAAGTATATACTACTGCAATGTTTTTGGACAGATTTAAATATGGTGCTGGTAGAGCGAGACATTTAGGGATAAAAGAAATTGACGATAGGACTTGTAAAACTACTGTTAATACATTTCCAACTAATGATATTATTCGAAATTTTGATTGGATCTTTTTCTTATTCAATTTATTATTAAATATATTGATTATACCTCTTTTAGTTTTACTTTGGGTGGCTCATTTTGTTGCGTTTACGTGGAGAGTCCTTAAATATATGTTAATTTTTTATGCTATATTTTTAGGAATAGAGGCAATTGTGATTGCAACACAAGCGACATTGAGTTTAATTCAGGCAAGTACCACATTTAATCTTGGTGGTCCAGTAATAAGTCCTGGGTTAATATTAACGGTTGTTTATCAGTATTTTGTTGCGACAATAAAGCTAGCACTTTCAATTACATTTGCGTATTTTGTGAATAAATATGTAAATGCGAATTTAAACAACTTCCCAAGACTTGGTTTACCAATGATATCATCACCGGAATGTACCACTTGTGATTGTGAATGTAACAACGCAAACATTGATGATGTTACTACAGATTCAGTACAACAAGGTATTAATGATACGGTTTCTTCTCTTAGTTCAAGTTCAGAATTTGCACAATCGACCTCATTCTTAGCACCATTAAATTTGCCGGGAACATATGATGTTGAACACCCAAATTTTAAAATAAGACCGAATTATGATTTTGATGATAGTGGAAATGGTTATTTTGATTGTGGTGATCAATATTTATCTTTAACCTATTCTGTTAGTCAAAATGATATTGTTTCAGATGTTATTGTTAGATCAATTTTAGATTTTAAAAGACTTTTTTCTGGTTATGATGTGTTAACAGGTTTCCATGAATATGAAAAGTTTCATGCTCCACAACCATTTCTATTCGCTGGTGATAAAAGTAGTGGTAATGATGATAGATGGTTTGGATATCCAACAAAGGAAACATTTCCACAAAAACTTAATGAATTTAACACAAGAGATAAGTACTTTAATAATATTGGGTCTGGCGCTAATCAAGTAAAAATAACTGTTAATCCACAGTTAAGTTTACCACCATATAATTTAGGGACAC